ATATTACTCTCATGTGCTATTCCTTTTCTTTTAGTAGTTCAGTTGCAGTTTCTTTTCCGAAGTTAGCCTTTAGTACTCGTCTAACTTCATCTAGTAGTACTCTTGTGCCTGAGTTATCAGTGAACACATTGAGATCTCTTTCAAGGTCTCGTTTCAGTTCCCATAGAAAACTCTCTAGTACTTTTTGTAGTTGCTTGTTGTCTGTAGATATGATCATGTTAGCACCCTCTGTAGAAGTAGATTATTCTTACAGTTACTACGATTAGAAAAAGTACTGCTAGTATAAAGCCTATTGCTTCCATTATTTATCTCTCCATATTAAACGTTCATTTGCTACGATAGCACCTTCGTCTACGGACTTAGAGGCTTCTACAAGTGCTCTCTCTTGTAGCTCTACACTACAGTGGCTCATTAGTAGTTCGAGGTCTTTGCTGTTCATTTTAGCAAAGTTATCCAAGCGTTCCTGTGGAGTCAGTTTCTTCAGGTCGTTAATATGCATGGCATATCCTTTCTGTTGTTGTTTACGTTAAAAATGACCCCCTATTTCTAGAGGGTCATTCTTAGTTAGTTAGAAGTCAGATTGAAGTGTGTTAGGCTGACTTGTGGCTAGTACGTCAAAGTCAACTGTAGACTCTGGAATGTACTTGATCAAGTTAGTTACTTGAACTGCTATAACGACAGTTTTGATACCTTCTCTTCCGCCTACATTGTATGCGTATGAGTACACTATTACATTACCAGTACTACCATTGCCTATAAGATCTTTTATTGGTTGCTTATTGGCATCTACGACTCTTACAGGTGTAGCTTGACCTTTAGAGTTCTTTGGGTTTCTAGTTACGTTAATAGCATAGTTACCATCTTCTACTAGCCTTGGTTTACCAAATGCAGACATCTCTTCGATTCTGTTAGCAGGAAATCGTAGTTGGATATCATACTGTTCTTTACCGAATTGATTTACTTCAGCTTTATCAAGCTTTGCATAGTAAAAGTTAACATCACGGATGATAGAAGACTTATTTGCTATAGTCATTTATTAGTTCCTTTCATAGAACATAAGTGAGATGCCTCTTCAGGATCGTGGTCTCTCACACCACAATGACACCCACGTCTAGGGTGTTTCGGCTTAGTTTACTACTTTTAGTTCAATGGCTCTTTTGGCTCTCTCTACGACTTCAAGTAGAATTGCTTTTTCTTCTACTAGTTGCTTGTTCATTTCAAGAGCTTCCTTCCAGCCATTTATAGCAGTGGTATGCAATCCTTTCATAGTCTTTATTTGATCTAGGGCTTCGCCTATTAGTTTTATCAAATACGCTTTTCCATTATCTGATACTACAGTTGGATTTGCTTTAGTCATAGTGTTCTCCTTTGTTGGTTACGTTAAAAATGACCCCCTCTGGTATTGAGGAGGTCATAGTTAGTGTTATTTGTTGGCTAGATCTGAGAATAGCTTTTCTTTAGCATCAGGCAGATCGTTTAGTAACTGCTCAATCATAGCCATGTCTTTATTACGTTTCCAATTGTATGGCACAAATGCGTAGTCACTGTATCTACCTAGTATCTTAGCTAAGTACAAATAGTTCCATTGCTTTCCGTGACATTCAAATATTGTTTTAGTCTTAAAACCTTCATCGTATTCTTTTGTAGTGTGTATGACACCATCAATACCCATGTAGATTCTAGACATATTTATTGGAAAGTCTTCGATTATGTATCGAGGATCACACTTAAGACGTATCAATTGGACTTCTCTATACTTTAGAACTCCTTTATTTACGGTGTATTCATAGATATCTTGAATACCTTGATGCTCGTCATAATCATAACCTCCGTCTCCTTCAGCTATACACTTAATTCGTCTGAAGCTAGCGAGATGACTCATTACGTTCTTCTTCATTGGAGTGTCATAGTACGTAGTTATTTTATCCTCTGGTATCCAGTAGAATATATCTACGTCTCTACAACCAAATCCATGATGAAGATCTCTGAGAAATCCACCTGAAATGAAAGCTTGACTTCCCTCTGGCAGGCATTGCTTAAACCTACGTAAGTGATAAAGTCCAGCCTTCATTTGAGCTTTTAGGTACGGATCGGTTAATTTTATAGTCATGTTTTGTCCTTTCATAGACATTTCTTGTTTACATTATAGTACCCTTGCAAGTACCCTCGCTCCAGTTTTATCTCGTAAGAGCCTTAAAAGTACCTGCAAGGTCTCGTCTAGGTGCTGTTATGCAACACTTAGAGGATTGTGGGAGTGTACGACACCGAATTGATCGATAAAGTACTTAACTCCATTTACCCATGTGATAGACATATATATCACCTCCTTTCTTAAAAATGACTCCTACAGGTGTTACTGTAAGAGTCATTGTTATTAGCAGTCTATGTATTGTATTAGACCTTTCTCAGCTAAATAAGCCCTGTAAGTCTCTCGGTAGAGATTACTCGTGAGTGGCTTGTCGGGAAGACCTATTTCGGATAGCATAAGCCCTTCAGTAGCTGAGGCTACACATACCTCATGTATTGTGTATTTAACTAGGTCGCTTTCTTGGTTGATAGTCATTGGTAGCCCTTTCGGTTAGTTGAGTGTGGCAGGTGAGACTGAGATGAGCCTCGGATGAGTGTTGGTTGACTGCCAGATGAGTTTAAAAATGCCCCCGAAGGGGCATCTTTAATGGCGGCTTAGTGCTGCCGCCTAGTTGGGGCTACCATGGGCAGCTATTTGCTGGTGCTTCTGACGGTAACTGATGCACTCTCAATCCGCAAAAGAAAGCGGAATGAGAAGAGCTACCAGCTACAGCCAACTGCACAACAGTAGGCATCGGATCTAACACGAGACCTGTGCACTCAGGACCAAAGTGATGGGTATCCAACACAATCGACCTAATTGCTGCTGCAACTAACCTGCGATCTTCATCGCTTGGCAACCTCTCAAACAAGCAGATAGGCGTAGACCCATCGTTCATGGTAAGTCTGTAGAACCCACCACGATCGTCACTCCATTCCGCTGACTTTATTACAGTCAACGGTCCGCTCCAACGGAAACGACTACTAGGCACTAAGTTTGCCTTGTAGCTGTTACCAACGTTGAAACCAGTTGGAGTGCCAGTTACGCCTGACTTGCTGTTTCTTGTTTCCATGTTTTTGACTCCTTTCAAAGAGTTGTTAAAGGACTTGGAGAGTCCTATTGAGCCCCAGAATAGGGCTTAAAAATGACCCAACAGGGATATCCTGATGGGTCACTTACCTGCTAGTAAATGCACTCCATGTAATTAAGACATTCAACTTCTGTGTAACTCATTAACACAAATAACAGAATGACTAAGATTACAATAGTAGCACAAACTATAGGGATGTCTTCAGCTACATCTATATCCCATAGCTTAACAGGCTTTTGTTTAGTTTCCATGTGTCCTCCTATTGATCCCCAGAATGGGGCTTAAAAATGACCCCCTAAGGGGTCACTTCTAAGACCTATTTACGAGTAATGTACTCCACCAGCTCTCGCATGGCTTTGCGTTCTTCAGCTTCAGCCTTCTCATAAGCTCTTTTAGCTTCCTGTACTTCATAGTAAGCTAACTGAGCTTTATGAGTTAAGACTTTACGCTTAAGTTCTTTACTTGTAATTGGCATATCAATCTCCTGTGGTTGTTTAGTTGGTTAAGCTTGCTAGGTCACGTCAGACCCCGAAGCGGCTCGGCACAGGGGGAGGAAGCCAAGCCGCCACGGAGACAGACGAGAGGAACGAGAGAGGGGACAAAGGGGGAGGCAAACCAGGAAACAGGTACATTCATCCAACCACATCTTTTTTATACATAAACAAAGACAAGGCTACAGAGAAATTCTTTTAAAACACCACCTTATAGGAAAATTTTAGTGAGGACTAATATGAACAATAAACGAAAGCTAGAATTAGCCAAAGAATTATTTAAGCGTAAAAAGAGAGAAGAGTATAAATTAAACTTTGAACTATTCGCCAAAGAACAAATTAGGATAATAACCAAAAATGCAAGTGTAGGGTTCGTACCATTCACATTCAATGCAGCTCAAATAGAAATAAATCATCAGTTAGAAACTCAACGAGAAAAAACTGGAAAAGTGAGAGCCATTATATTAAAGGCTAGGCAGCAAGGAATAAGTACCTACTGTGCAGCACGAGTTTTTTGGAAGTCATTTCACACTCCCTACACTCGATCTGTTGTTATGGCTCATGACAGTGCCACTTCAGATGCACTCTTTAACATGAGTCGAAACATTATTGAAAACATGGAAGACAGACCTGTGTTACAAAAGAGTAATGCGAAGGAGATCTTATTTGAACATAACAAAAGTGGTTATCGACTTTACACAGCTGGTGCTAAGGAGGCTGGTCGAGGTACAACACCAACGATTGCTCACCTCTCTGAGGTTGCATTTTGGCAATTCGATGAGCAGATCCTTGCAGGACTTTTCCAAGGAATTAGTCAGGAGAACGAAACAGAAGTGATACTAGAAAGCACCGCCAATGGAGCGAGTGGGGAATTTTTTAGATTGTTCCAAGGGGCAATGCAAGGGGAGAACGAATACGTTCCAATTTTTTTACCTTGGTTTATAACTTCAGAGTATCGTAGAAAAGCTCCTGAAGGAATGGAACTAACAGAAGAAGAAGAATACTTAGTTGAATTCTACAAATTAGACCATGATCAATTATACTGGAGACGATTAAAGATAGGTGAAAGTGGAGAACGAAAGTTTATACAAGAGTACCCAGCAAGTGCTGAAGAGGCTTTCCTTGTCACAGGTAATAGTGTTTTTGATCAATCTATTGTAAGTATGTATGAAGTAAGACAACCTAACTACTTAAGAGACTATGACTTTGAAAGTGGATTTTTTGAGGATAGTAAAAGTGGACACTTAGAACTATGGAAGACTCCTAAGTTTGAAGATCGCTTTATTATCGGTGCAGATGTCGCACTAGGAGTGGGTCAAGACTATTCCACAGCAGTTGTTATGAACAAAGAGAGGGAAGTCTGTGCAGTATTTAGAGATAACTATGTTGATCCTAGCGTTTTTGGTGATATATTATTTTATTTGGGTCGGTATTTCAACAATGCTTTACTAGCAGTTGAGAGTAATAGTCTAGGAATAGCCACATTAAACAGATTAAAACAAATGAACTACGTTAATCTATACTATCAGACTAAAGCAGCTAACCTCTCCTCGGAAGAGAGTGCTAAACCTGGCTTTAGGACAACAGTGTCTACAAAACCAATGGTAATAGGTAACTTAAAGAGAGCAATTGAAGAGCATGACATAGCTATTTGGTCAGATGTTATACTTTCAGAGCTGCGTACATACGTTGCAGCTGAAAATGGTAGCACAAATGCCCTAGCTGGTAACCATGATGACACTGTTATGGCTCTTGCTATAGCCTTTGAGGCATATAGGACACATCAACACAAATTAACTGACGATACTTTATCTTGGAAGGATAAGGCAGGTTCGTTTATTCAAGAGGAAACAGTATGGCTATAAAACCAAGTGAAAACTCATTAAATAACTTAGAAAAAATAACGTCTACAGATATGGCTAATGAGTATCGAGAAAGAGGACTAGAAACTCGTAGAAAAAATAAAGAACAAAGAGATCTTGCTAAGAACACTATACTAGCTATGAAGAGTATGGGTGATGATGCACCAAATGCTATAGAAGCCCTTAACTACGTGTTAGTCAAGGCTATGGAAGACGATGACTCAGAGCAAATAGTAAAAGTGGCTAGTATTCTCGCTGAATACCAAGCACCTAAGCTATCTCGACAAGACGTTACACAAACAAACATAGATGCAGG